GCACTGGCACTGTTACTTTAACAAAGGATGAGACTAAACAGATACGTGATTTGGTTAAAACGGCTGACACAATAAAAATTAATTACAAGGAGCTGCCATTAGACCTTCTTAACATTTACGCTAACTCGGAGATTCAACAAGGTAAGTTTTTAGAGGATGCAGAAATGTCGTATAATGGATTTACTGACTGGTTTAATACTAGAATGAGTAAAGAGATTGATAAACGTAAATCTAAAGCTGGTAAACTTAAAGTAGAGGAGAGTTTTAAGAAGAAATTAGCAGAAATACGTAATGATAAAGAAGACATCGTTAATCTTTTTAAGGTGAGTAAGCTACTTTCACAAGCAAAGCAAATTTTTATTAACAAATATAATAACGCGGTATATAACACTAAACACTTTTTAGATGCAGAAGACGGAACGCTTAAGGTGACTAACCCAGAAGGTTATGTCGCGGTAAGTAAGGATGGTAATGCAATAAAATTAGTCGATAGACTTGAATTTAGTAGAGCAAACTTTAACGCTGGGAAACCAGGAGCAAAATAATGAGTAAAGATCAAGTAGCAGAACTAAGAGAAGATATAAGACGTCTAAATCAGACTATTATTAGTGAGTGTAAGGATATTCATAACAGAATAAATCCTGTCGCAGAGGATTTAAAGGTTGTGGTAGATAAAACTAACAGACACGATAAGATTATATGGGCTACTGTAGCAGGTATTATAACTGTATCTGGTATGTTTGCTAAAATTCTACTTTTACCGTAATGAAGACGTTTAGAGAATATTACGAAGATGGCGAGCACCAAAGGGATAGGAAGAGGGTAGCTATTTTACCCGGTGGATTTAAGCCGCCTACTCGTGGACATTTTCTCGCCATGCAAGATTTACTTAACGATGCAGATAGTGGTATTGTATATATAGGTAAAGGGGAGCGCGATGGTATTGATGCATCTAAGTCTAAAGCTATCTGGGATACATATAAAAATTATCTTAGTAAGCCTACAGAAATTTACCTATCCCCTATTTCACCGGTAAAGGATACTTATGATTTTGCTTTAGAAAATGATAATGTTGATATTATTGTAGGCGCTGGTGGTCCTCGTAAGCTTAAAGATGGTACTTTTACAGATGGTGATATGAAGCGGTATGAGTCATTCACTAAAAATAAAGAGAAGTACCCACACGTTAGTTTAAAAGAAATTGAATCTAAAGAAGATATAAAGGGTGAGAATGTAAGAAATGCTATCAAAGATGATATCGATGTAGCAATAGAGAACTACTTTCCTGATGTACTCAACGAGACAGATAAAGATACCATAAAGTCAATACTTCAAGCATAAATATACATATGAGTGAGAGAAGTGATAGAGCTAGCTTACAAGAAGCTTACGAATCTGTAAACGAAATGGCTGGTGGAGCTCCTATTATAGCTGTAACTGGTTTAGAACCACAACAACAACCTAGTGGGTGTGGTTGTAGCGGTAATGAATGTAACTGCGATAGTCACGATCATGATGGTGAGGATCACGATAATTCCGAAATTCACATGGCAAAAGCAGAACTTAAAAAAGCTGCTGATTATGCTACCCAGCTTTCAGCTATGATGGATAATTTAGATGGTCTAGAAGGCTGGACTGCATCGAAAATTACCAAAGCAGCTGATTATCTTTCTTCCGTATACCATTGGTTAGATTATGATCATAATAAGGATCAAGACCCAGGGATGTTCAACGTAGGATGCGAGGACAGCCCTGAGCATTAATATATGGTATAGTATACAATAATAAAATGAAAAGCTTCCTCCAATATATACAAGAAAAATCAGTGCTCGGTTTAATTGAGTTCTTTGATATAGATGGTGTAGGAAAAACACCTGCTAAGTTAGACTCAGGTAACGGTGCATATAATGTACTACATGGTGAAGACATTCAAGAACAGGGTAATAAAGTATTCTTTAGGACTGTTAACGGGAAGACCTTACTTAAGGATAAGAAGGGTGAGATAACCATTAATGTAGGTGCTGGTAATTCTGAGCATAGACCTGTAGTTAATTTCGATTTTAAAATAGGTAATAAGGAATTTAAAGATATTCCTTTCTCTATAGGTAACAGGTCGAGTAACTTATATAAAATACTTGTAGGTAAAGATTTTATTGAAAATAAGCTCGACGCGTTAATTGATGTCAGTAAGGAGAATATAGCCGACGAGGATTTAGATGTAAAGTATTAATACCAATCTGGTATATAGCGCTCAGTCCATGTAGCAAAAGGTTTATCACAACGAATATACTCTCTATATTTTTCAATAGTTGAAAGATCGTCAAAACCTTTAACTTTTCTACAATCACAATCAGTATTAATAGCTATAGCATAATCAGTTAATCCGGTTTTACTGGTAATAGTATTATGGATATTTTTACTACACCATTCAATAAACGTTTTTGTAAAATGTTCTTTTGAATCCGGCCACCTATACATACGTTCTGTAAACATCTCTAACGTATGATCAACTAACCACTTAAAATTATCTTTAGTTTCTCTAGCCCATATAGAACATTGATGATTAAAATAGCCCTTACCTCTTCTTCGAGGTTTACCGGTTGATGTTCTAGGTGTAGATGGGTGATCTAACAACTCTTGTGGGAATGCATGGGCTAGCATAATAGCCCCTTCTATTTGCATCTTCGATCTTACGTGCTGATCGCAAAGATTAAAAGTAGAGTAAGCGGGATCATCATCAGTTACAAAGATATTCATAACTAATTATATGATAGTTCCATTTTTTATAAAACATAGCAGTATAAGAGGTAAAAACGAATAAATATCAACATGAGAAAGTTATCTCAAAAAGAATTAACTAATGAAGGTATAGGTAGCTTTTTAAAAAATGTTGGTAAAGGAGCTGCTGTTGTAGCCGGCAAAGCACTTAAAGGAGTTGCTAAGGCAGCATCACCTACAGCATATGGGTTGGCCCAGCAAGCCGGTAAAGCATTTAAAGATACAGATCAAGCAGTACGATCTGCAACTATGACACCAGAGGAAAGAATAGAGGATTATTTTAAGGATCAGAGCTATATAGTAAAAAGTATTAACCCCGGTGTATCGGATGATACAAAAGTAGTAAAAGTAAGTGAGATAGTATACAATGATGACGGGTCGGCTAACGAGGTTCCGACACCTTCACCGTTTGTTGTTAAGGTTAAAAAGCAGGGAATTGAGACTGTACGTGGACCACGGACTAGAAATCCAGCTGGTAAAGTACCTAAAAACAAAGATAACTCAAAACCAGAGCCTGAGCCTACACCAGCTCCAGCTCCTACACCAGCTCCAGCTCCTACACCAGCTCCTACACCAGCTCCAACTCCTACACCTGGACGTGACGGTAAAGATGGTAAAGATGGTAAAGATGGTGCCGCGGTACCATCTCCAAGTCCTCCGAAACCAGAACCAAAACCAGACCCTGACTTAGTTACTATATCAAACTTTAAACAAAAATCTAAAGAATATAGGGCTACTTTAGGTGATGAGGGTATATCACACGGTTATGTAGGTGTTAAAGAATTTTTTAAGGATTTGGCAAAAAAATCCGGTAAAGATAAGGTAGCAAAAAGACCTGATGAATACCTAAGGAAAAATAACCTATCCCCAAAAGATCCTAACTTTTTTTCCAATAAAGAGCTACAATCTCTCGCTGTTAAACTCAAGGAAGATGGTATTTTAAAAGAAAGTCAAAAAAGTTTGCTGAAACACTTGCATTCCGGTTCTAGAATGAATAAGTGGTTAGTAGGACGATAAGAGAAACCTATATTTCTAAATCTAATGCTCTATATTTAATATATTTCAGTTGAATTTCATCGTTTGTTGTTTATACTTGAACTGCAGGTATGAATAAGATAGAACTAACTACCATTAATAGATTTAATTAATGATATCTGTAGTTACATTAACATATAAAAGAGGTCATCTGTTAGAAGAGGCAATAGAATCGTTCTTGCAACAAGATCAAGCGGACTGTGAGATGGTAATAATTAACGATGATGTTGATGTTAAGTATACATGTGAAGATAGTAGGATAAAAATATATAATCTAGCTAAAAGATATACTTCAATAATAAGTAAGTTACAGTTAGGGTTTTTCTTAGCTACGAACGAGTATATGTTTAGATTGGATGATGATGATCTACTTTCAGAGCATTGTTTAAGAGACGCAAAGAATGCTATAAAGGAAAATCCTGGGTATGATATATACCGGTCTAAGAATCATTATTATTTTGTAAATAATATTTTTAATTGTATATCAAGTAATATAAACAACGGTAACATTTATACAAAGGATTTTATATCAAAACTAGAATGGACGGATCCGGGAATCGCTGAAGACGTTTGGCTTACATTTGAATGTGGTGGTTCGATATATGAATATTCAGATATATCAATGCTGTATAGGTGGGGTATGTCGACGTATCACATATCAGGATTAGGTAATTATTACGTCGATCCGGAAGATGCGTTAAAAAGTCTATCAGCTCTAGATACAAAAAAAGGTAAAATTGAACTTAAACCAAATTTTGCAAATAATTATTACGAGCAAGTTAGTCAAAATAATTCAATTTAAAATTTGATTTTATCGTAGAGTATATCATAATAATAGTATGAGATTCACCAGTAATAAAAAAATTAATTTAGGATCTTCAGCTTTTAGGCAATGGAGATCAACTCACAGTCACTGTCAATTTGTTCACGGTTATAATTTAACGGCAGATATTACTTTTGAATGCGATAATCTAGATGAACGTAACTGGGTAATGGATTTTGGTGGTTTAAAGGATCTCAAAAAAACTTTAGAACATACTTTTGATCATAAACTAGTTGTTGCAGGAGATGATCCTCAACTTGACTTATTTAAACAACTTGATGCTGTTGGTGTTGCTGAAGTGGTTGTTTTAGATGGCGGTGTTGGATGTGAGCGATTTGCTGAGTTTGTGTTGAAGACTGCTGATACCTTTGTTGACGAACTTACAAACGGAAGAGTAAGAGTACAAAGCGTACAAATTAACGAGCATGATAGTAATTTTGCAACATGTTATAGAAATGATAAGAAAGAAGTTACAGTTCAAGAGTTTGTAACAGGTGCTACTAATTCTATAGATGTTAAGTTTGAAGAGGTACCGGAGCAAAGTGATACTACAACCACAACTACCGGTAATGTAGCTAATCCAGCTAAAGTGGGACCTGGTACTAAGTCTAACAGTATGGGTAATCCGTTTGCAGGTACTTCGTGGGGCTAACTATCTAGTACATTACATATAAAGCGTAAGATCTTACTACGTACAATTTCTCTTATACCGAACTTGTATGCATATATACCATTACTTTCACATTCTTCAGTATTGAATTTTTTAAAAGTATCTTCAAATCCAGTCTTACGTACATCTGATTGCTTACAATCACCAGCTACAATATATTTTGTATCACGACCAAATCTAGTTAAGATTGTTGTAAGTTCTCCTTGAGATAAATTCTGCGATTCATCTACAATTATAACACTGTTGTTAAATGTTAGACCTCTAACGAAGTTAACTGGTATAGCGTCTATCAATCCTTTTTGTTTAAGCATAGAGCATGCACCTTCCCCAGCAATCTCTCTTACCTTTTCCAATAAAGGCATAGCATATGGTGAAAACTTATCATCAACTTCGCCAGGTAACGATCCAAGACTTCTTTCTGCTGATTCTACTACAGATCTAATATAGATAATTTTTTCTATCGCACCCTCTTTAAGTAGCTCTAATGCAGCATATACGGCTATGTATGTTTTGGCTGTACCAGCCGGACCATCAACAAATGATATTTTAGTATTATTATCAATAATACTTTCATAAAATTCCTTATGTTTAGGATTAAAATAAAAAGGTCTCTTTATTTTAAAATTAAGTAACCAATTGGTACTAAACTCTTCTTCTAATATCTCGACAGGTTTTCGAGCAGCTTTTCGACTCATTCTAAAATATTTATATTGTAATCTGGAAATGCTATACTATAATAGGTATATGGACTTAGATAAAGAGACTTTGATCTTATCAGACGATAAGATTTTCTATACTATAGAAGGGGAAGGTGAATATGTCGGAAAGCGCTCGCTGTTTATGAGAATGGCAATGTGTAATTTAACTTGTATCGGTTTTGCTAGTGAGGACTCTCCTCATGGATGTGATTCTTTTATATCTTGGTCTGTAAAGAATAAGATGACATTTAGAGAGATCTTTCTTATGATGGAAGATAATAACTGGATTGAAAAGCTTGAGAAAGGTACAATCTGGAAACTAACTGGTGGTGAACCTCTTATTCAACAGAAACAACTACTTAAACTAGTCGATGAGTTTATTTATCGATATGGGTTTACTCCTAAAATTGACTTTGAGACTAATGCTACTCTTATGCCTAATGAACGTTGGAAGAATGAGTTTGGTGCTACATTTACTACCTCACCTAAGTTAACTACAAACGGTGATCCTGAAGAGAAGACTTATAAGCCTGAAGTATTAAAGTATCATAGTGAGATTGGCTCAGGGTTTAAATTTGTTATTAGTGATCCAGCTGCAGATATTGAAGAGATATGGCGAAAATATGTTCAAGACGATTACGGTATTAATGTTAGTCGTGATCGTATATGGTTTATGCCAGTGGCTGGATCCCGTAAAGAGCATATTGAGAATGCAGAAGCGGTGGTTGAGTATGCTAAATCTATGCATGTTAATTTTTCACCACGATTGCATTTATTAGTTTGGGATATGGCTCTTAAGGTTTAACAAATAAATAGTTGATAACCTTTACATTAATTTTATAATATAGTTGTATGTCAGATAACAATAATAGCTACGAATGGCTTGGAGATGATGAGCTTTCCGGTGAGAAAGATCAAATTGCTAGAGAGATTATGGGCAGTGAATCTGCTAGTGGATATGTTCCCCCTTTACGAGTGTATGATAATACCGTAAAAGCAGATAAGAAATATATATCCTCACTACCCGATCTCCAAAATGGACCGTCAAGCTTAATTCAAGGTTCAGCTGTACCTATTCAGCAAGTAGGTATTCATAACTTTAGATTACCGTTAACCTATAAAAAGAGAAGTGGTGATACAATTACTTTAGAAACTTCTGTAACTGGTAGTGTTAGTTTAGAAGCTCATAAAAAGGGTATTAATATGTCCCGTGTAATGCGGTCTTTTTATGATCATAAAGATGAAGTATTTTCTATTAGTAAAATTAAGGAAGTATTAGAGTCTTATAAAAATAATTTAGAATGCTTCGATTCACGTATTATGCTTAAAATCTCTTATCCTATTAAACAAGAAAGTTTACGTAGTGGTTTAGAAGGTTATCAGTACTATGATGTTGTATTTGAGGGTGACTTAACTAAAGACGGTGAATTTAAGAAGTATATTCACTTTGATTTTGTATATTCTTCTGCTTGTCCTTGTTCTTTTGAGCTTAGTGAACACGCTGAAAAGTACCGTAATCGTGCAACTGTACCTCATTCGCAACGATCTGTTGCGCGTGTTAGTGTTAAGTTCGACGATATGCTTTGGATAGAAGATCTTCAAGAGTTATGCTTAGCTGCATTACGGACAGAAACTCAGGTAATGGTTAAAAGAGAAGATGAGCAAGCTTTTGCAGAGATGAACGGATCATACCTAAAATTTGTAGAAGATGCAGTTCGGCTTCTTTATCAAAATCTTTCAAATGATAAGCGCATTACTGACTTTAAAGTGGTTGCATCTCATAACGAATCACTACACAGTCATAATGCTGTATCGGTAATCGTAAAGGGTGTACCTGGTGGATTTACAGCAGGAGTTGCGCGTGATGTATTTGAGTCTACTGGCTTGAGATAACATACTTGTTATTAACATACCGAGCCTCTCTTTTGCTTTGGTGAGAGAGAGGCTCATGTTTATAGATGAAAGACTATACTCTTATTCTCAATAAATATTACTATCCTATTAACGTCGATGATTATAAGCGTGTGTTTACAAATATAGCGACAGGCTCTCAACTACCATTAGATATACATTACGAAGTAAATGAGGATGGGTCTACTAACTTTGAAAATATCAACTTTTGGAATATTATCAAGTCTATCGATGTATGGATGGATCTTCCAATTAGACCTTATGATAATTTTATTCATACTGTTAACGGTCCTGTACGGCTTCCTACTGTAGTTTTATGTTCCTCTTATAAAGGTATAATGCACAAAAAAGCAAAGTTTCCAACAAAGAAAAACATATGGGAAAGAGACAAATATACTTGTGTGTATACTGGAAAAAAATTACAAAAGTCTGAACTAAGTGTTGACCATGTTTATCCGAGAAGTAGAGGTGGAAAAGATACATGGGATAATTTAGTAACATGTGATAAATTATTGAATTCAAAGAAAAGTAATAAACTACTTTCCGAGACTAATCTTAAAATGAGATATAAACCCTTTAAACCAGCTGATGGTTATAAATTCGAAATATACAGAGAGGAGTGGCATTCCTTCCTTGCAAATTTTTGAAAACTAGTAAATAAAATTATGAGAATAGCTTTTAGTGGTACTGCTAATTCAGGTAAAACGACTCTGTTGAAGAGTTTTCTCTATACGTGGAGTAATTTTATTACACCGGAAAAAACTTATAGGGATATGCTTATCGAGAAGGAACTTGATCATTCATCTTCTACGACAACCGAAACACAAAGTGAAGTTATGAACTTTATGGTTGATCAACTACTCGAAAATAGTAAGGAGCCTAACGTGGTATATGATAGATGTCCTTTAGATTCTTTAGCTTATACATTATGGAGTAATGATAAAGGTAAAGAGGACTTTACTAGAGAGTTTGTTACACAGCAAATTAATCTCTGTAAAGAATCATTAAGGCATTTAGATATAATTTTTGTATGTAAGTTTGATGAAAAACAAGGGGTAGAAAATAATGGTTCAAGAGATGCTGATCTTCAATATATTAAAGAAGTGGATAATATTTTCGATTCTTTATATCAGCAGTATATGCAAAACCCACAAGCAGATATTTTTTATCCAAAGGATGATTCACCTGCGGTTATATTATTACCAAACGATGCGCAAGCTCGTGTCGATTTAATTGCAGAATATATTACTCCTGAAGGTGGAATGTATGGTGATGAGCACTCTATTCTCAACCCGGATAATCTAGATGAGTTAGAAGCGCTTGTTAAACAACAACAATTTGCTCTAGATAAAGAAACAAAAGAGAAAGAACTGTTTGCAAAATTTGGAATAAAAGATGATGATAGGGGTAGCAATTATAACCTGCAACCGTGAAGACATGTATCGAGTTTGTATGGACTCGATACATGATGATTGGTATAATGAGATCGTTACTGTTAATGACGGTAAAGGTATAGAATGTACAAAAGGGGAGTATATTGAAACAGGTGGTGGTGTAGGTGTGGGTAAGGCTAAAAATATAGCTATGCAACATCTACTAGATAAGGGCTGTGAGTATATTATTTTAGTTGAAGATGATATGCGATTCAAAAAGGATATATTTAAAGCTTATATTAGAGCATCACAAATAACCGGTATACAGCACTTCATGTTTGGTTATCACGGACCTGCCAATAAAGCTGGTATTAGTGGCGGTAAACCAGTACCTAGATTGGTAGTTGACTATGGACCATTTGATGAAGTCCGTATTGCTCTTAATCAGCATTGCGTTGGTGCTGTAACTTTTTATACAAAGGAATCATTAAAAGAGGTAGGCCTGCATGATGAAAACTATACTAATGCTTTTGAGCATGTAGATCATTCATATATGTTAGCTAAAAAAGGGTATAGCACTCCGTATTGGTGGTGGTCGGATCTTGCTGATAGTTTAGACTACGTTGAAGAGCAGGCCTGTTCTGAGGATAACTCTGCAATTAGACCACGAAGTGATTGGCAGAGTAATATACAAAAATCAGCTAGACATTTTGTTAATAAGCATGGTATTAGCCCGGTTAGTGTAAGTGATACACCCGTTGCAGATATTATACTTACTCTCAAAAAAATTAAAAATACAGTATGAAAATATCTCTTTTATGCCCTAGTCGAGAAAGGTTAAATAAGTTTTTAACGTTTACAAGTAGTGTTTTTACTACTTGTAAAAATATTAACAATGTAGAGTTAGTATTAGGAGTGGATACAGACGACCCTAAAAAGGAATCGTATAAACGTATAGCAAATAATTTAAATTTTATAAAGTATATTGAGCTATCTGAAGGTCTATTCAAAGCAGAAGGACTATCAGGTATATGGAATCAAATGGCCGCAGACTGTACCGGCGACCTGGTAGCTATGGTTGGTGATGATATGATTTTTCAGACTACAGATTGGGATGAAAAAATAATCGAAACATTTAACTCGAAGCAAGATAATATTTACCTTGTACATTGTAATGATGGTATGAGAGGTCCGGGTAATAAGTATGTCAATGTACCTCCTTTAGCTGTAAATTCTTTTGTTCATAAAGATTATATTAATACTGTTGGTAGGTATGTACAGACTGAGATAAAGGAAATTTTTCAAGATACGTTTCTTGATACACTTTTTAATTCTATTGATAGAAAGATATATTATCATGATATTATGATAAAGCATATACATTTCTCTGAAGGTGGAACGTTAGATAAGACGGCTGAAGCTTTGGAAGAAACCCGGGAAGGTATATGGGATGATAATGAGTTATTTGAAAGAGTATTAGGACCGGTAATTAGAAAAGAAATAGATCTCTTAAAAGAAAAATTTAATATATGAAAGTATATACCCATTATAGTGAATCACATAAGGACTTATATGAAAATTATTTCAAAAAGTCTTTACGGGAGCTATATACTAAAGATGAACTAGCTATAAGGTCTGCTTGTCATAAGCAGACTACGTCTTCAGGATCATTTATGGAGGCTGGTTGGCTCGAGTCCATGAAATATAAACTTGAAGTTATATTAAAAGCAATAGAAGAAAATAAAGATGAATATTTTATTTTTTCAGATGTAGATATTGTCTTTTATAATAGGTTTGTTGATGATTTGTTAGAAAGTGTAAAGGGTTATGATATAGCTTGTCAAGAGGATTGTGGATCCTTATGCGCAGGGTTTTTCATCGCTAAAGGTAATAATAAGAATTTAGAGCTCTTTACTAAAATTTATAAAACATTTAGACAGTTAGTTAATGATCAGGTAGCATTAAACCACTACAAAGACGATGTTAACTATAAACTTCTAGATAAGAATAAGTATTATACTATTGGTAATTTTTATGACAATCCGGATGGTACACATGTATGGGACAATAGTACTAATATTATACCACCTAAGAGTATAAAAATGCACCATGCTAATTATGTAGTAGGTGTAGAGGGTAAAACTAAACTAATTAACTTAATTAAAACTAATTATGAAAGTTTGGTATGATAAGGAAAATATATGCTTAAGTAATTTTATATCTGAAAAATTTTTATTTTTACCTCTTTTTAGTAATAAAGTTATAAGCCAGAATAATGATTTTAAAAACAATAAATGGTTACCGTATATTAATTCCGTAGTAGAATATTGTAGTATTGAAAACGCAGACTGTATAGTTTATCATGATAAACTAAATAAAAAAATATTACCATTTTTAAAAAAGTATAGAGATTTTAAAAAACCAGTAATTACCTTTTTTAATGACGATAACGACGTATCTATAAGCGATACACTACCCGCAAATTTATTAGTTTATAGAACCTCTATCAACAAAACAAAACAGAAAACAAATGAGATACCTATGCCAGCTTGGAGTAAAGATTTTGGCGTATCGAAAATACGGACACACTCTAAAAAGCCGATTGTTAGTTTTTGTGGTGCCATTACACACCCCGTAAGGTATAGTTGTATTGAGAGATTAAAGGGAAGTAGTGATATAGAAACTAGCTTTATTATAAGAAGTGCGTTTTGGGGTGGTAATCCACATGGTGAAAATCTTCGCGAAGAGTATAAATCTAATATGAAAAGTAGTGATCTAGTATTATGCTGCCGCGGCGCAGGTAATTTTTCCTTTAGATTATATGAAACACTTTCTTGCGGTAAAGTACCAATTATTCTAGATACAGATATCGCACTTCCATGTAATGATGTAATAAATTGGAATAGATTCATTATCACTACACCGGAAAATATTGTTAGTGATATAAAGCAATGGTGGAAAAATATGGATGATAACAAATATGCTGAAGTTCAAAGATATAGCCGCTCTATATATAAAAAGTATATTAACCCTGCAGGTTTTGCTGAATATATTTCTAATTCTTTAAAATAATAATATGAAAGTAATCGTACAGTATGATCCGGCAGGTAGAATGGGTAATAGAATATTTCAATACGCCTTTGGTTATATTCTTAGTAAACTAAAAAATTGTAGTTTTTATCACGATAGCTTACCTAACTTTAGGATCCCTAGTAATTTGGCAAATGTAGGTAGTTTAAATAATCATTTAAATACCAGGAGATACGGAGACCAGTATGCAGATATCGATATGCTTGTCAACCATGAAGGTGATATTATAGTTGATTCGTGGGTACAAAAAAGTAGATTCTATATAGATTATAGAGAGGAATTAAAAAATCTTTTCAATGTAAAAGATACAATAGTTAATAAAGATAAGCTTGTATTACACATTAGAGAGACGGATTATATTACAATAAATGCATTCTTAGGTTATGATTACTATAAAAAATTAATTAGTGATAGTAATTTTAAAGAAGTTATTATAGTAACTGATAATTCAAAAAGTGAGACTGTACGAAAACTTATAAAAGAAGATGGCTGTACTTTAAGTACTGAAGGTGTGGTTGACACCTTTACAGTTCATAGTGATTCCAGAGCTATGGATGATTTTAAGACACTAATGTATAGTGAAAATATAGCTATTTCACAATCTAGTTTTTCGTGGTGGGCGGCTTTTTTAGGTAATCATAAAAAAATAATATTTCCATTTAAAACCGGTGTAGATTGGTGGCCGATGGATCCAGGTAAAGATGATATCGACCTATATTTTAATATTGATAAAATAACACAAAAGTATATAATATAGCAAGATGGAAATTAACTTTAAAAATCTTAGAATACCTCTAGATCATCCCACCTACCCTCCATACCATAGCGGGTATTATATGGAAGAGTATTTCTATAATTTTTATTTAGATAATAAAGAAGAGTTTGATAGTATTGGCTATACACTTATACCAATCTTTTGGACTAATGTTTATATAATGGAGACAAAAGGTGTTAATCGTAGACGTCTTATCCAACCTTATCTAGATGCGTTACCTGACACTAAGTATTTTACAGTATCACAACACGACGATGCAGTAGCTGAGACATTACCAGCTGGTACTATTTCTTTCGAAGGTGGTGGAAATGGTAGCGGGATACCTTTACCGTTAATTTGCTCAAAACTACCAATAGCTTTTGATAAAAAAGTCAAAAAAGATATATTTTGTTCTTTTGTAGGGTCAAATACACATCCAATACGGGATAACATAAAGCAAATGTATAATTCTGATAAAGATTTCGAATTGCACATGAAGCCGTGGACAGATACTATACCACAAAATCAATTAGAGTTTTTTATAGACGTCACAACCAGATCTAAATTTTCACTATGCCCTAGAGGGTATGGTGCACAGAGCTTTAGATTTTATGAAATTTTACAATTAAATTCTATACCGGTTATAGTTTATGATAAAGAGTGGTTACCTTTTAAGGATGAAATAGATTATAAGTCGTTTTGTGTTTTAGTTGAGGCTAGTGAAATACCAACACTTAAAGATAAGTTATTAAGTATATCACAAGATACACAAGTTAGAATGTTGGAGCGAGGTAAAACAATTTACAATAAGTACTTTACTCTTGAAGGTATGTCAAAGCAAATTCTGAAAACACTTAAAAGTTATGAAAAGTGATAAGTTTGACTTAGGTATGATTTATTCCACTGAATATCTAAATGGGCCGACGCAAGTAGAGGATTGGAATAGAATAAAAGAGGTATATAATAGCTATATAAATAGCGAACCGCGTGATTCTGTAATACCTAAAATAATACATCAAATATGGCTTGGTGGAGATTTACCGGATAAACAAAAAAATGCATGCCGCGATATACAAGCAGTTTGTAACGAAAACGGTTGGAGTTATAGACTGTGGAGAGATAGTGATGTTTTGGAGTTAGGAGACTTTAAAAATAAAGAGCTTTTTAATAGTACGCCAAACTTGGGCCAAAAATCTGATATACTTAGAAACATTATCCTACATAAGTATGGTGGAGTCTATCTTGATACTGATTATATTATAGTAAAGCTTTTTGACGATTTATTAGATTTAGACTTTTTTTGTGGAGTATGTTTTGACAATTGGCCTTCCATGTCAAATAGTATAATAGGTACTATACCAGCAGGAGATACTATAACAAGTATGCTAACTTACGAGAAGGAGATATCTTGGAACGATGGTATGGCAATAATTGATACTACAGGTCCTTATCATACTACAAGGGCGGCTTTAAAAAATTTAAGCAGTAAAACTGTTGTTTTTCCTAATTCATATTTTTATCCATACCCGTGTTTTCCACGGTTAAGAGTGAAGGGTACTGATCCTATGCAATATATTAGCTCGGAAACGTATTGCATACATTTATGGGATGAGAGCTGGAATAAAACCTTCTAAGAGGTAAGTAATTAATATGATGATCGACCTACATAGTGCTATTAAGAAGTATGGCATGAATATAACAGGCGTTATACATATTGGAGGACATGTAGGTACAGAATATGATGAGTATAAAAATATTGATAGTATAAAACATATGGTTTTTTACGAGCCGGATCCTGATAATTTTAAAAAGCTTAAATCTAAGGTCTCAACAGATAAAAGAGCTATATGCATAAATAGAGCTCTAGGCCCGTTCTCTTGTGAGGCAAATTTACATCGCGAGAGTGGTAATAACGGTCAGTCTAACTCACTACTTGAACCATACAAACATACACATATATACCCAGGTATAGTATTTGAAGAAAAGCTAAAAGTTAAAGTTGACCCGCTTGATAAATACCAAACATCACCCATTTTTAATTTTATTAATATGGATGTACAGGGTAGTGAGCTAAATGTATTACTTGGCGCTTCTAAAACTCTTAACAATATTGATTATGTAATGACAGAGGTTAATAGAGATGAACTATATAAAAATTGTGCATATATAGAAGATCTAGATTATTTCTTATCTAAGTATAATCTTGAAAGAGTAGAAGAGGTATGGGATAGAGATAATCCTGTTTGGGGAGATGCGCTATATATTAAAAAGTGATGAAAAAGATTTTATTAGTTGTAGCGTTGTATCCGGATCACATACAATCGGTTTTTAACAAGCATTTATCTCCCCGTAATAAAGAATATGCTAATAAGCATGGCTTTGAATATATTGAGATTACTGAAAGAGAGCAAATAAAGCAATCTATACGCGATAGGAGATCTAATCCAAGTTGGACTAACTTTTTAATATATGAGGATTGGTTGGATAATAACTTTATAAAAGAAGGCGATAAAATTCTTTCCTTAGATGCAGACATGTACATGGTAGATATAGATAAGGATTTAAGTACAAATAAATCATTCTCTTATGCTATCGATTCAGGTAACACGCATTGTATGGGATGGCATAGTCTCACCATAAACAACTGGAGTGAGCAACTTATAAGAAATGTAGTTTCAGATGAAAGATATGATAAATTAAAACATATCAACCACCCTAATAGCGGATCATCTTTTTGGGAAATGTTTAGTGAACAAGCTAGCTGGTATTCTTTAGCGGGTATTACTATGCATAGTGATGTGTCTTATTTCGATATAGATAATTTTGGATGGAATACAGATACTCAACAACTTCCGTTATATACAATAGAAGAATTACATCGCAATATAGAGGTTAAAGATACGTCGTATAATGTAACTGAATGGCCGGGAGAAAGTAATTGCGATTATAATATTAATAAACTGGATAATGCTGATAAGGTTATATTACGGCATTTCGTGAGTGGTCAATTATGGAACAATGAACCTTTAATAAACAATTGGAAAAAATGAATATAGGATTTTTATACGAGCATATGGAGCAAGCTGATTTAAAATGTTTTCATTTTTATGAAAATGTTGAAATGGCAGTTAAAACAGTTTTAGGTGATTCTAACAATTATTTTCAAGTCCATAATTTACTGGACTTACAAAATAATGATATTGAGTGTTTATTTATTCTTAATGATCATCACCAGCATTCTGTATTTGGTCAAAATAATTTTTTACAGTATTTAAATGAACAAAATATAAGAACAGTTATTTTTAATTACGAACTTATTAACAGTCCATTCTTTCCGTGGAATTTAGATATACAACGAACGGTAGATAGTATAAAGAATTGCTACCAGCTAGTAGCGGATACTACAGATGGTGTAAGGCTAAATAAAGCCTTAACAACAAAGCAATATCTCTCTAGACAGACCGATTTAGGGGTGGATCCTATTCCGTTTGAAGATAAGAAAGATAAAATAATATTTATAGGTAATATTTACGATGAGCAGTACGCAAGTCGGGGTAAGTTATTAGAGCATGTAAGTAATATGGGTCTTGATATACCGGTAGAAGTAATAAAAAGCGATTATAAGTTACCTTTCTCTCAATATATATCTATGCTTAATGAGTCTAAATATGTTTTAAATCCTTTTGGTACCGGTAAGTTTGTAAATGTAAGGCATTATGAAGCATTAGAACTAGGCTGCCGCCCAATCCAACAAATTTTAAGAAATAATGATTTTTTAAAGTATTATCCAGAACTTATCGACAGAGGAATGACTTTTGAATCGCCTGAAGAAATCCCACTACTTCTCCAAAATGAATATATACCTGAAGATTCAATTTATTTAGAAGATTATTTACAGGAAATAAAATTAGCTGAAATTATACAATGAATATTGAAAAGGAGTTTATAAAAAGAAAAAATAACACGTCTGATATCAATGAGCACTTAGAAACGTTATTTAATTACGGGGTTAAAAGTAATCATATTACAGAATTTGGATCAAGATTTGGCGACAGTACTGTAGCCCTTATTCACAGTAAGCCTAAAAAAATGATTAGCTATGATTTATTTAAATCTGATTTTATTAAAGAATTAAATGAAGAAAACTATTCATTTGTACAGAGTGATACCTTACAAGTGAATATTGAAGAGACTGATTTACTTTTTATTGATACTTTACATAGATACTTTCAACTCTATAATGAGTTAGGTCTCCATGCAAAAAATGTTAAGAAATATATTATTCTACATGATACTGAAACGTACGGTGAAGTAGATGAGCCACTCTATGCACCTCAAATACCAGTCAAAATGAGTGAAAAGGTAATTAGAACAAAGGCAAAAGGTCTTAAGCAAGCTATTAGCGATTTTTTAAATACTACTAAAGAAGGTAAGAATTGGAAAATAAAAGAAGTATTTACAAATAATAATGGACTGACAGTTCTAGAGAGACAATGAGTATAATTATTTTATCCTATACTAAAGATCCTAACTACTATTCAATGCTTAAGCATTGCATTAAATCAATAGGTAATTATGAGATAGTAGTGGTGGAAACAAATAGTAAATTAAAAGGTAAGGATATGATGTTACCTGCTGATTTTATTTTTCCAGAAGAAGAATTTAATTATAATAAGTTCCTTAATTACGGATTTAAGCATTTAGATAATAAAGAAAAGGTAATTATTTCTAATAACGACGTTATATATGAACCAGGCTGTATTGAGGCGTTATTTAAAGGGTTAGATACTTACGACTCTGTATCACCAGTTGAAAAATTTAGCTCAAAGAATGTTACTGGCTATACTGTCGGTGAACATGTAAAAGGGTGGTGTATTGGTTTAAATTATAAAATATATGAACAGATGGGTGAGTGGGATGAAAACTTTAAGTTCTGGTATCAAGATAATGACTATTGCAACTTTTTGAAAAAACACTCTTTCAATCACGCTCTTATAGGTAGTGCAGTAGCTAAGCATCTTTGCTCGAAAAGTCATTCATTAGTAAGTGACTTAAAAGATTTTACTAATGATCAAATTAGTACGTTAGAACGAAAGTGGGATAATAGAGTTGATTAAACAATTTCATATTATATCATAAGGATATGATTATTGATCAGCAAGTTTATAATGGCGATCTCATTCACGATCGTTTCGCGTATAAATTCTTTAGAAAAGAAGTTTCTCCATATGGTAATATTGTAGCTTTTAGAGCTCCTATGTATGTTAGTGATAATCTAATTGATCTAGAAGATACACTAGCTAATGATTATATCTTTTCAGAGGATGCAATTAATTTTTGTTGGGAGATACCCAATCTATGTCCGTTGGGAGCAGTTGCTTTTCAACGTCTCTTTAATACTACTATCGCCGGTATGTTAGGTCAACTTATTCAAAGACCTATTAACATGGATGGTGATGATATTATGGTGACTGATGAGTTTATTGGAAGTGATAGTAAAAAGCGCTCTGAAGGTAAAGTTAGTGTATCGATAACCTATAGTAAAGAAGATATTGCTCTTGGTCATACTGGTATTAATGTACAAGCTGGTAAGAAAGCTCCAGGTTTTGCTTATTCTAGTAATCTTAATGATAGTCAGATAGAGGCGTTTATGGATGCTGTAATTAAGGCGTTCGAATTAGAGGTTAAAGATCAGTGGATTGCTACAACTAAAATAATTAGTTAATGAACTTCTTTCAGCTACAAAATAAGCTATTTTATTCTAAAAAGACTAATGCCGAGTTTTTAGATTCAGAAGGTGAACAATCCTTTGCCCCGTTTATGTTTAATAGATGGTTATCCTTTTATAGTAAAGGTATGGCTTCTATTACTAATGAGACTTTAAATAGATTCGGTAGTGTTTTTCAAGATAAGCAACAGCAATATAGATTGTATTATTACTTTATTCCGAGATTAAAGTTTAAGCGCATATCTTATAATAAGAAGAGTAAAAAGGAAGAGAGTGAAGAAGATAATCTAGATATTATTGCGCGTAATAAGAATATCTCTGTAAGAGAGTTGAAGTCATATATGGATTTACAAAACACTACAAGTAAATAATTTATATGGCAATGGCATCTATTGATAATCTAGCTCCTACGCGAAGTCTAATCGACTTAACACAAGGAGGTAAGGGTGATTTTGGTTTAGACGACTACCAGCTTAGTTTCGTATTTGATGATATTCTTCTTGTAGAATACGCTGATGAGTCAGCTAACGGCGACGAAGTTATGCGTAATGGTATAGTTGTACCTACAAACGCGATGACTAAAGCATGGCGGAAAGGTAGAGTGATTCTCGCGGGACCGGATACTAAGTATGTAAAAGAAGGTGATATAGTTATTTTTCCAAATAATCTTGGTGTTACTATTTCTAATGTAGAGATTACAGGTAAGGGTAAAGTTGCAAAAGGTATCTTTCTAAACGAAGAAAGAATGTTTGGTATTTGTAAGCCAAAGAATGATAATACAGAGGTCAGCGCTTGATTCTATTCTTTTAACGAATGTAGTAGACTTAAGATTTGCGCGCAGAATACCTAAAGCGGGGTTTCCTGCTACTCGTCGTATACTCTGTACAAAATCGTATAACTTACTTAACTCTACCAATGGTAAAATTACCCTGAACTACAAACCACCAAGAGGTCCGCATAGAGTAAATGAAGCAGCTGATAATTTACTAGTAGTGTGGGATATCTTAATGCAAGATTATAGAAATATTAATATGAATCAAGCTAATCTAATAACACAATATCCGGCTGATGATTCATTTTGGAAATATTTTAATGAAAGTATATATCCCATGTCGGGGGAACAAAAACTAGCTTTTATGAACTCATGAATATAAATTTAGAAAGAGTAAATCAAAGCTTAAAGCCGTTTTTATTACAAGATATAATAATAAAAACTGATAAGAAAATTATTAAAAAGGGCAAACTTAAGCTTTTTAAAATTAAACAGTATAATATATCTCTTTCTCTTGAAATTGACGATAAGATTAAAATTTACGAAATACCCTACCCGTTTAAGATTGAAGGTTCGTTAGATAAACTTATATTTAACTACCGCCTAAGTTCCTTTATACCTGAACAATTTTCGATTTTTATTAAATTACTAGATTGTAGCTCTAAATCAAAATTTTATGACAATCTGCTTTACATATTGCCTAATAAATGAACTATGTTATAATTAGGTGTGCTAACTGGACTAATTAATAGCTTCCCTTCTGGATATGATCCTAATCCAACTCAAGTAAAGCTTCTAAAAAATATAGAACAAGCGTTCACCGATGGCTATAAGTTTGTCGTCTGTAACGCCCCTACAGGGTCAGGTAAATCTATGGTATCGAAGACTGTAGGTAATGTTGCTGGTCAATGTACTAAGGAGTATCGCGATATAGTCACGAGCTACCTAGCGTATAAACGTACACAAGGAGGTAACTATGCATACGAGGATGAGTGCAATGAAGAAAAATCGTTTGGATGCACTGCATTAACGATTACTAAAGCTTTACAGGATCAATACAAAGAGCTATTTAATGATGTTGAGGTATTAAAGGGTAAGTCGAACTATAGTTGCGTAGTAGATGAGGATTACTCGGTTGAAGTAGCGCCATGTTTACATCTACCTAAGCTTCGTGAGGAATGCTGGAGTAAAAAGTGTTGCTCGTATTACGAACAACGTAATAAGGCGTTAACTTCGCGATTCAATACTCTCAACTATAACATGTTCTTTGCATTACCTGAACATCTTAAAAAGCGTGAATATTTGATTTGTGATGAAGCGTCTGAGTTGGAAGATCAACTTGTTAAAGAATTTAGCTGTACTATTAATTTTGAGTTTCTTTATAAAAACGAAGTTGAAGTAAAACCGTTTCTAACAAAAAGTACTAACGTCGAAAAGTGGATAAATCGATTAGTTCTTTCACTTAAAGAGCGTATAGATTGGCTTAAGGATGCAATAGGTAGTACGAGTAAGGTTAAGACGAAATACCTTATTCAGAAGAAAAACGAGTTAGTAGCTCTTGGTAATTTGCATAGTAAGTTATCGCTTATTTTAGAAACATGGTATGATAGTGAATATATATTTGAGAGGGATAGTAGAGCTATTACATTTATGCCTCTCAAGGTAGACAAGCTATCGAATTATTTGTTTAAGTATGCTGATAAAGTAATTCTTATGTCAGCAACTATTATTGATCCTAAGAATTTTTGTAAGTCGTTAGGTATTGATAACTATAAGTATATTGAAGCTGAGTCAACGTTTGATGCTAAGAATGCGCCGATTTATTGCAATACTAAGGTTAAGTTAAATTACTATAACATGCAAAAGAACTTACCTAAGGTATGTAAACAAATAGCTCAAATTTGTGAGTTTCATAAAAACGAAAAAGGGATCATACATTCACAAAATAAGAGTATTACTAACTTCCTATCAGAAAATCTTACTGATCGTAGATTCTTAATACGTGAACCAGGTGTACGAAATGAGGTTATTTTAGAGCAGCATATGGAAACCGATGATCCTACAGTTCTTATATCACCGTCTATGTCTTATGGAGTTGATCTCAAGGATGATCTAGCCAGATTCCAAATTATTATTAAAGCGCCGTATTTACCTACTAAAGATAAACGTATTGAGAATCTAATGAAAGAGGATTTTGATTGGTATCAAAATAAAATGCTCTGTTCGTTAATTCAAGCTTGTGGTAGAGGTATACGATCTCATAAAGATCATTGTATAACATACATTCTTGATGCTGCTATTGTAGAAAGTATAGTAAAAAACAGACATAAGCTTCCTAAATACTATCTAGACCGATTCGCGTAATAAATATATGTAGTGCGTAACAGAGCATACCATTTCGAAATTAAGGATCTACTCACGCAGTTTGTAGCAGCGTTTGATGATACAGTTATTTCGCGTTTCGATAAAAATCGTAATGCTAAGCAGAATATTGAAGTAAGGTACGTCTTTGCTCCTAAGCAGAGAATAATGTATGATATAGTTAATAAAGCTCAAAATCTTACATTACCTGTTGTAGCGGTAAACTTAACTAGTGTTACCAGAGATGAATCTAGAGTTTTTAATAAACTAACACCTTCATATCTACCAGGTCAATTGAAGGAAGACCCTAATAAGGGTTCTAAGTTTTTAATGCCGGTACCGGTAGATCTTTCAGTGAGTATGTCAATTATGACGCGTTATATGGCTGATGCTGATCAAATTATATCAAATTTTGTACCTTACAACAATCCATATATTATTCTATCTTGGAAAGTTCCTGCTGAATTCGGCGCTGATTACGATCAGGAAATAAGGTCCGAGGTATTATGGTCAGGAGATTTAAACTACAGTACCCCTACCGATGTAAGTTATTCAGATAAATTCAGAGTAGTTATTGACACTTCGTTCACAATAAAAGGGTGGTTATTTCCTGAGGCAAAAGGTATACAAGAAACTATCTATACTATAGATAGTAATTTTATAAATGTTGATCTAGCAAATAGAATATATGACCCAGAAGGTAAAGAATTAGATTTTCTTACATACGAGCAACAAGGATATAATGCTCTATCTGCATATAATGATACAGTACCTAAAACATACACTGAGACAGTTACAATATCTGCCATCCCAGAGTTCACTAATATCTTCTATGCGACTACTGGGACCTTTAACGCTGCGCGTGGTTTAACTACTATATTAAGTAGCTACGATAATAACTTTACCCTTTATGGAAAACGATTTGACACAAGCAATAGCTATTACCTTTCTTCAAATGTAGATAGCTTCCATACTAATTACCAGGAAATTACATCCGCGCAATCACCCACTATATCAGGGTATAAGCTCGATAATCATTTCTACTCTACAGGTAATGATAACATTGTTAACCTGTTTTTCCCTGCCTCGTCACTGTCAAATTCCGGTGACTTTACTATTATAACAGCAAACGAAGCAGGATGGGCTACTACATATCAAGCCCAGTCATCAATTATTAGAATTTAAAGATTCTTAATAATGCTTTGCGCAGTATGAATTTCGTTAAATTCATCGTACGGGCATTCATGAACTGCGCCGGTAAAGTTGTAATCATAAAGATAACTATCTATATGTCCTTTAGGAAACTCTGTTTTCGGTAGTACGTTTTTATGCATATCATAGCCAAAGATTTTAGGTGAAGTACCTACCCAGACTACTGTTGATGGCTTATTGAGAGCTGCAGCTGCATGCTGTAAAGACGAATCAATAAGTAATCTTTTATCAGAAAAATTAATAAGATTAAAAAGTTCCTTTTTAGATACCTGTTTTTCGAATCTAATAGCTCCTTCTAGCTTTGGATGAAAGTCATAACAAACATGCAAGATCATATATTTCTCTTTTAGTTTATTTACTATCTCTTGAGCTACAGGTGGTGGAATATCACGAACCCAGGAGTATGGGTGCTGTTGGTGCTCTTTACCCGGACCACCAAACGGCTGAAAAAGTAGTAATGGTTTGGTTTTCTGCAAAGACGCGAGCTGAGGGTCAATTAAGTCTTTCTCTCTCAAATTAAAGTGTATATAAGGCTTTTCGCTGTTATACTTAACACCTATCATATCGCACCACGATTTAATAAGATGCGTTTTTTTAGTAATATGACTTGTTTGTTTATAAGGCTCTTGCGCGAACACCTCTACATCTTTACCATGTATATAATCTTGATAAAAATAAGGTACGTTACCCAACCTAAAAACGCGATGAATATCTTTATTATTGAGATATACTTCTGGCCACGCACAAACAACAATAATCTTCCGATCCGGATTTTGTTTTTTATACGCTCTAACCACCGCGGTGGAGGCTACGTGCTTACCTATACCCCCTTCAATATGAAAAATAGCGTGCTTCGACATTACTATAATTTAATAGCAAAATCGAAATTTTCAACTAAAGTTTATGTGCAGCATGATATTCTTAAGAGTCCCCCACTATGCCAAATACCTCCACTAACTAATGGATCA